TGCCCCATCTACGTGGTCGGCGCGGGTCGAGGCGATGCAAGCGGCTTTGCGTGCCGCGTTGAACACGGGGGGACCATGACTTGCCACGCTCGGCAGTACAACGATCAAATGATGTGCCCGTGCGGCGCCCTTGTGGCATTCTGGCGGGTCCGGGTCGTTGACGTCCCATTGACGGCCGCACGGGCACATCATTTGATCGTTGTACTGCCGAGCGTGGCAAGTCATGGTCCCCCCGTGTTCAACGCGGCACGCAAAGCCGCTTGCATCGCCTCGACCCGCGCCGACCACGTAGATGGGGCATTGTGGACGAGCCTGTCGTATTCGAGCAACGCCGCGGTTACCTGCTTCATCGTTGGCTCAACCGGCGGCTTGAGCAAGAACGCCGGGATTTGCGGTTCTTCGATCATTGCAGCCTCGCCAGTTTCGAGCGCGCGATCGCGATATTACGATGCGCCCATTTGACCCATTCCGACGAGTCGGCGACGACGTCGTCATAGAACCCGGGGTCGGCGAACACGCTGGCGCGCGACACGAACACGCGGCCCCGGTACGCGGCGCGTAGGCGCTGCGTATGGAACTCGGCGCAAAGTTGGTACCCCGCGATGCGGAAATGAAGCGCGGCGCGGCACAAAGCGCGAAACGCCGCGCGGACGCCCCGCGTGAAAAGGGCCATCGCCTCAACGTTTTGCACGTTTGCCTCCCTCGATATGCTCGCGGTACCATTGCGCGCGGCTGATCGAGCTTTGCGATAGCCCGGTCGCTTTGGCCGCGGCGTAGGCGGTAAAGCCCCGCTCGACGACGAGAAACCGCGCTTTCGGCATGCGGTCGTCTTCGCCGACGGTAAAGCCAGGCCGGTTCTTGAAGTGCTCGCGATACCACACCGAACGCGTGATCGCCGACACGGTCAAGCCGTTGTCTTGCGCGGCGCGGTAGGCCGTGGCCCCCTTCTCGATCTGTTTTCGTGCCTTAAGCATCGCTTCCGAGACTTTCGCCCCCATGGGTTCCACCTTTCCCTAGTTGATGATGTAGCCGAGATGTTCGGCCTCGTGCATTGCGTCGCGCTTCTCGTCGGCCTCGGCCACGATTGCGCCGTCGGCGGCACGCTTGGCCCGCCATTTCAGGTTAACGCCCCGCGACATATAGACGCGCCGGATATCCGGCGGGGGCGGCTCGACGAGGCGAGCGGTTCGGGTTCGAATTGTCGGCATGGCGGCCCCTGCAGTCGGTTGACGGTACAGGGGAACTATAGGCGAATAATTCGACCATTGCAAGCAGTTTCGTTACGCAATTCCCAAAGCGTGACAGCTTGGCACACGTGGCCGGGTTTTCCGAACCGGTCCGAAAGCCCGGACGCGGCCAGCAAGACTAGCAAAAGGTGCGGATTCAAGGCGAGATACGCGCGCCACAACTCCCGGTAGAACGCCGCGGCCTCGGCTTGGTTAACGGCCCGGCGCCCTTTCGCTTGCCGCCAATGCAACCCGGTCGAACCGTCGGGGAAAACCTTAAACGCTTGGTAAAGTTCCTCAATACTCGACCCGCACACGGTTGCATAGAACGCGGAGAACCGACGGTCCCCGGCGCTGCTGCATTCAAGGTACGGCGGTTGCCCGATCGTGACCATGCCTAATCTTTCCGGTAACGTTTCCCGCGCCAACCGCCGGCGGCCTTGATCGGCCAGTCGGCGCACCATGGCGGCATGGCGCCCATGATCCGCTCGAATTCCTCGACCGAGCCCCAACCCTCGGGCACTTCCGCGACAATTTCGTCGTAGACGTGCAGGACGACGCCATAGCCCGCGCGTTCGAGATTGACGATAGCGTGCCGCAGGACGTCACGCGCGACGGCCTGCACGATGTTTTCCGTCAGTCGCCCGCCCCACGTGTCCATGCGAATCCAACCGACCGGGCCGTTCTTGGGGTTCGTGTTCCACCCCTCGTAACTGATCGCGAGCCCGCCCCGGTCCGACGGCCGCAGGCGTGGCCGATGATAGGTAAGGTACCGTCCGGACAACAGGCGCAGATAGACCGCGTCGCCGCGCATGGTGAACTCAAAGCCGCGGAAGCGGTACGTGTGGCCGGGATTGAGGATGGCCGAAACGAACATGCCCTCAACGCCGTACATTTCGGGAACCCAACCGGCGGGCGTGCGGCGCTGCTGGCCGCCCCAAAACTCGACGATAGCCGGCGACGCGGCCCGCCATGCGAGAATGGCGTCCTTCATTTCCTGTTCGGTAAAAAACTCGTCGGCGCCAAACGCTTTCCACGCGCCGACCCAACCTTGATACCCCGACGCGAGTTCGGCAACCTTGCCGACCTTCTTCCGCATGGGGTGGTGCTGGCCGGTTTCCTTCTTGTGCCGCATGAACTCGTCGAACGGGATGCCGGTAATTTTCGAGGCCGACATTTCATAGATTTTGCCGTGCGTCTTGAACACTTCGCGCCGCCATTCCTCGCCGGCGACCTCGGCCAGCACAACCGCCTCGATCGCGGAATAATCGGCGCAAATGAGGTCGTGGCCCGGGGCCGATGTGAATAGCCCGCGCAGGCAACCGGATACGGCCGCCATAGCGTCATGGAAGAACCACTCGACCATATCGAGCGAGCGCGTCGCGATGACGGCCAGCGCGTCGACAACGGCCGGGGCGCCCCATTCGATCGGCTTTTTGCCGGGCGGTTGCGGTACGCCGCACCACGGGCAGACCGTGTGCCGCTTGCCGAAGTGCCGGCCACAACCGCAGAGCATGACGTCGGGGCCGCTGTTGGGCAGGTTCGTCGGTTGCGGGCCGTTGCCGGTAGCGCGACCGGTGCGCGCGGCGTGGTATGAGAACAGATCATGCAGGCGACCGGCGCGCGTGGCCTGCAGGTTCATTGCAAATACTTTTTTGACTGCTGCCGAGCCTACCGCCTTGCGTATCTCAAGCGGGCGTTTCGCCCACGGGGGCAGATTGGGGCGCTTGAGTGCCTCGTCGACCGCTTCCTCGTCGAGCGAATCGAGATAGACGCCATAACGCGCAAACCACGCTTGGAGCTTCGCCAGCTCGGACGCGCGCGCAACCTCGCCGCCGGTCAGTTGGTAAAGCTCGCCGTTGTAGCGGCTATGCGCCTGCTCGATAATCTCGATACAGTTGCGCACGCCCTCGACGTCGATTTGCACGCCGCGCCAGTTGATGGCCTGATCGGCTAGCCAAAATTCGAATTCCTCGCCCTCAAGGTCGGGGCAACGGCTCGACGCCTCGGCCTCGGCCACAATGTCGCGCTCGTTGTACGCGTACAGGCGCGCGCCGTCCTCGGCGTCCTCGTCGGGCCTGATGCGCGTGCGCGGGTCTTTCTTCGTCGGGTTCCGGGGCTGCGAGAACTTTTTGAGCAACCGGTCGCCGTCTTTGTCCTTTTGGTTCGTGAGCGCCAGCACGGCGCCGGCCTTGTCGAGCGAGCCGGGCAGCGCGTGCGCGCGCGACTTCGCCATCGCGCAACGGTATTGCGCATGCGGGATCGGCGGCCAGCCGTAGCGGGGCACGCACACCTTTTCCCATATCCAGCGTTCAAACCCGACGTTCCACGCCTCGATAAGCCCGCCCCCGGACACGTGGGCGAAGAGGTCAAACGGCGGGGCCATGCCGGGGCGCCAGTGACGCCGGCCGCGCCCGTCTTTGAGGTCGTAATACAGCGACAGCACTTCGGTCGATGGATGCTCGGCGTAGACGGCGGCGCCAACGACGCCCAACCCCTTTTTGCCTTGCGACGCGCCCGGCGGGCTTTCCCACTTCTGCAGGCCGTCGTTCCAACAGAACCCGGCCTCGCTGTACGTCTCGAAGTCCATGTCGGCGAGCACGGTAGCGCGGCCCATGCCGGCGACGAGTTGCGCGCCCGCTGGCAGGAGTTCAAGCGGGGGCGGTGGCGGGGGTAGCGTCATGTCTTGAGGCGGGCGCGGCGGGCCTGCAAATGCGCGTCGATCACGTTGGGTCCGGCCTTGTGCGTTATGAGCGTATTGCCGGGCTCGACACGCGGGCGCCATCCGATGAAGCCATTAAACCGATACGCGACCGCGTCGCGCAGGTCGGTGGGGGTAACGCTATGCGTTTGCGTCATTTGCGATTTACGCACGACGGCCGGCACGTCGACACCGTCACGCGTGCGAAGTGTGAGCGCGTAGCCGTCGCGGTTCGGAATGTCGCGCATGGGCCGAAGCCCGAGCGCGGCGAGTTGTTGGTCGCTGGTGTATGTCATAAATCCCCCTTTGCCCGAATTGCCGCTCATGCATTCAAGGTTCCGCGGTTTGCGCATGCCGCCGACGTGACGAGCACGCGCGGGCCGCCAGCGGTTAGCGATTCGGGCCGTTGTTATTCAGCGCAGGGGGCCGCGCGCTGTATGCGGATTGGAACCCCCGCGCGTCTCCCTGATTTTTAGGCGGCCATCATGCCGTGCTGTACGAGCTGCGCGTCGGTCCAACCCGCGGCGATGAGCTGCTCGTACGTCGCACCGTTGGCCGCCGGGAGCATCACGCGTGCCGGGGCTGCTGGTGCGGCCGGCACCGCCAGAATCGCCGGGTTAGGGGTAACGGGCAAGGCCGGCGGGGCAGCTACAATCGGCGCAGGGGCGGCAGGCGTCGGCACAGAACCAACCGGGGCCAAAGGGGGCGCAGCTACCGCCGGAGCCGGGGCTTGCATCATCCCATGCTGCACGAGCGTCGCGTCGGTCCAACCGGCGGCAATGAGCGACTCATACGAGGCACCGTTCGCGGCCGGTAGCATGACACGCGCCGGGGCCGCTGGCGCTGCAGGAGGGGGCGCGGCGGGCGCGGGGGCTGCAACCGGGGGCGGCGTCATGTTGGGGATGAGCGGCGCGACCGGTGCCGGGGGCGTTGCGCCAGTTGCAGGCATTGCGGCCGACGGCGCGATCGGTTGACCCGTGTACGCCGTAGCGCCCGGGGGCAGTTGCACGCCCTGACCGAACCCGGCTTGCGACACGTCGGGGCCGAACGAAATTTCTTCGCCGATGCCCGAAAGCGCGACCATGGAATGATTCATATACAAGCCCGGCGTTTGGCTCGGTTTGTTGTCGGTAGCGTGGCCGAAAACCTGCACGTAATAGCCCGGCTTTACTGCATCTTTTTCGAGCAATTGTTGCGAGCCGTCGCGGTTGAAAATGCGCGGCGCGGTACCGCCCGAGAACCACACGACCCAATGACCTTTATACCCCTCGTTGTCGCACGGCTTTTTACCGCGCTTGTTCGGAATGGTCGAATCGCCGTCGGTAATCTTCCACGCGAACGCGGGGTGCTGCGCTTCGCCGTTGGGGAACATCTGATGCCCGAACGCCCACAACTGGCCGAGGAACGACGGTTCTTGCGACCAATGCTGCACGCCGGGGGTTTTCGGGAATGCGACGGCGAACGAGAACTCGACGCGCGGTTGCCCGGCGTTGGGGCCGGTCTTGATAACGAGCGGCTTACCGTCCGCGTCGGTCTTCTTCGGTTCGTACAGGCTGCCCCCGACCATGCGGCCGACGGGCGTTGTAAATTCAAGGCGTTTTGCTTGTGTCATGGCTTAGAACTCCGGTTGTTGGTGGTGCGTGTTGAGATTAATCAATGTTGACGTTGCCGTCAATAACTATTTTGCCGGCGGCGTCTAACGCGCGCCGCGCCCGTGCTGCGCGCTTGACGTGAATCTCTACCTGCCGCGCTTTTCGGGCCTTAAACGACTCCAGCGCAAGCGCCTCGGACGGGCACGCCCATTTCTTGCGGGAGGCGTTCAAGACGAGCACGCCGTTGCAGAGGCGTACGCCCTTCGGCGTGACTTTGACGACGGGCAGTTTCTGGCATTGAATGCGCAAGGTTGGCGCGCCGACGACGTTGTCGAACTCGTCAACCGGCGGCGCATACCAAACATCCTCGAACCGGTAAAACACGTCTCCGATTTGCGCGGTCATTTTCCGAATACCTTTCGTGCTTGGGTCCCGTCGTCGTACACGAGGGCGAGCCCGCGGGCGGGGCGCTCTGCATAGGCGGCGACAATGCCGGCGGGGAGGCCAGCTTTGCGCGCTTGCGCCGGCGTGATCGTCGCGGGCTTGACGAGGTCAATACTGAACAACTGGCCGAGTGCCACGACCTCGGGAACGGGCTTCGACCACGCTTCGCGCCCGGTCGTCGATTCGGTTGCAAGACCCGGTATTGCCTCGCCACGCTTGAGCCGGTTTAACGCTTGTTCCTCAAGCCCGGTTCGCCGCGCCTTGATGGCCTGCTCGGCGCGCTGCAGGATGCGCAGTTCGAGACTGATCGCGCCGGCGTCCAGTTCCAGCGGTACCGACGAGCGCGCCAGATCAGCGGCACGGTACGCGGCGTTCTGTGCAGCCTCGCACGCATGGCGGCCCGGGCAGTACTCGCATTCCGGGTTCGGCGTGCATGCCGCGCCCGGGCGCATTGCCGCTTCGGCGGCGTTGCGCAACTTGTTCCACAACGCGCGCAAATCTGACGCGACCGTCGACCACGAGCGGACCGGGCCGTCGCGATGGTATGAGCGCGGTTGCACGATCCAGAACTCGACGCGCGTTGCCTGATCGTCGAGCCCGAGCCCGTCGACGATGCCGGCGGCGTAGTCGATCAACTGCCAGTTTTCGAAGACCTCGATAAAGCGATGGCCGAACTTGAAATCGAAAATAACGAGCGTGCGCGTAGCGTGGTCGTAGAACCATGCGTCGGGCGTGCCCCAATTCTCGGAATGGATTGCCGAAATCGACACGCGTTGCTCTACGCGTAGCGCGGACCGGTCGAGGCCAAACCGTTTGAGCGTGTCGTCGATGTGGTCGACGTACATCTCGGCGCCCTCGGCCATTTCGTCGGATAGAACAACGCCGTTCGGCGCAACGAGGCCGACGTCGATTGCGCGGCCGGCGAGCAACTCTTGCGCAGCCCAATGCGTTGCGGTGCCCTCGGCCGCCTCGGGGCTCTCTTCCGTTTCCGGATAGAGGGCCGCGAGTAGGACCGAGCCCGCGCACGCTACCCAACGCGCCGCGCTGGACGGGGCGAGGATTGCATGCGCGCTCATTACGCGAGCCCCAATTGCGCGGCCACGTGGGGCACGAGGTCGGGGCGGTTAATGAGCATCGGGAGCGCGGGGAGCCCGACCGCATGCAATGCCGCCGTCACTTGTGCTTGCGTCAGTGTGCCGCCGCTCAAGCCCGCCGTGATCTTGGGGGCCAGTTGGGGGAACGTCATAGACTGCGCAGGGGCAGCCGCTGCAGGCGTACCGGCTTCGGGGTTTGTGCCCGGCGCAGGAGGGATTGCAGCCGGCGCCGCCGGGGCGCCATTGGCGTTTGGGGTGTTGCTCGGGTTAGCGACCGCCGCCATTGATATGGCTGGCGCCGGGGCAGTCGGAACCGGGGCCGCAGGGGCCGCCAATGCCGCCGCATCCGGGGCAATGCTCGACGGGCTCGGGGCAACCGCAACCCCCGGTTGTGCCGCAATGGTCGGTGCCGGGGCCGGGGCAGCCGGGGAACCCGCACTCATTGCGGCACGCAACTCCCCCTCGACGGCAGCCACGACGGCCGGGTCGGTGTTGCGGCGCGCGGTCCACGAGCCGTCCGCGTTCTTGCGCTTGGTGCTGGCGTGGATGCGGCCGTCCCACGGCAAACCATTCTTGTCGAGTTCAACGCCGGGGGCAGGGGCGGCCGGCGGTGCCGGGGGCGCAGCAATCGGCGCCACGTTCGCGGGCGGCGGTGCAGGAATTGCGGACGCGGTCGGATTTGTTGAAATAGCCGGCATCGCCGCGGGGGCAATCGCGGGTGGACCGGCAACCGCAGTAGAGGGGGCACCGTTTCCCCCGAATACCTGCGCGGCGGTCGGCTCGGCCGGTTGCGCGAATACCTCGCGCGCGTCGACGCCGGCGGCCGGGCTGTCGGCGGGGTCAATGGTGCGGACACTGGCCGCGCTCGGAGCATCGCCGCAGATGACGGCCGGGGCTTTCTCCCGCTGCAATTGGCGCAAGTCGTTCATAAAGGCGATCAAGACGCCGTACTCCGCATCCGACAGCTTTGTTACGTCGGTCGTTATTTCAATCATGGTTTCCTCGCGTGGTGGTGTTGATATTCGTCAAAATTTCGATTGACGCCGGGCAATGGTAAAGGCATATTGACGACCGTGTCAACAAGCAACAAACCGAATAAATGCCCGTAGCCCTTCGCAGTTACCAACGTGACGTATCGAACGCAACCCGCGCCGCATTCCTCGCCGGCCATGCGGACGTCGGCGCCAACATGCCGACCGGTAGCGGTAAAACGGTCCTCTTTTCGCATGAGATGTTGGAACATCCCGGCGCGTCAGTCGCGATCGCGCACCGTCAAGAACTCGTCTCGCAAATCTCGATTGCACTCGCACGTAACGAGGTGCGGCATAGGATCGTCGGCTCGCCGGCGCTGGCAAAGAACGTCGTTGCCATGCACATGGCCGACGGGGGCCGCTCGTTCTACGACCCGCACGCGCGCAACGCCGCCGCCGGCATCGACACGCTAATCAAGCTGCCCGGCACCGACCCACTATTCCAGCAAACGACGCTCGTCGTCATGGATGAGGCGCACCACGTATTAAGGGAAAACAAGTGGGGCAAGGGGCGCTCGCGGTTCCCCTACGCGCGGGCGCTGCATGTGTCGGCCACGTGGTTACGCGCGGACGGGTTCGGGCATGGGCGGCACGCGGACGGCTTCGTCGACGTGCTCGTCAACGGCCCGACGATGCGCGACCTCATTAACCGCGGGTTTCTGACCGATTACAAAATCTACTCGGTCAAGGCGTCCGACCTCGACCTATCAAGCGTCGACATATCGAGCACGACGGGCGACCTCAACCTCTCGCAACTGCGCGACGCCGTGCACAAGTCGCAACGGCTGGTCGGCGACGTCGTCAAACACTATTTGCAACTGGCGCGCGGCAAACTTGGCGTAACGTTCGCGGTTGACGTGGAAGAGGCAACCAAGATCGCCGCGGCGTTCCGTGCTGCCGGCGTGCCTGCCGAGGTCGTGAGCGCCAAAACGCCCGACTTCCTGCGAATGGAAATCCTGCGCAAGTTCAAGCGGCGCGAGATTCTACAACTCGTCAACGTCGACCTTTTCGGCGAGGGGTTCGACCTGCCGGCAATCGAGGTCGTATCGTTCGCGCGTCCAACGGAATCGTGGGCGCTCTACTGCCAGCAATTCGGCCGCGCATTACGCCTCATGATCGACCCGGCGTTACATCCGGTATGGGATAGCCTGACCGACGCGCAACGCCTCGCGTACATCGCGGCCAGCGGCAAGCCAGTCGCGATCATTCTCGACCACGTGGGCAACGTGATCAGGCACATGGGGCCGCCCGACAAGCGTATCGAGTTCACGCTCGACCGACGCGAACGGCGCAGCTCGAAACCGTCCGACGCTATCCCTTTGCGCGACTGCCTCAACGTCGAATGTTTGAAGCCATACGAGCGCGTTTATAAATGCTGCCCCTATTGCGGCCATTACCCGGAACCGGTCGAGCGTAGCGGCCCCGAGTTCGTCGACGGCGACTTATTTGAGTATTCGCCCGAGCTGCTCGCGCACATGCGCGGCGAGATTGACCGCATCGACGGCGCGGCGGTCATGCCGTACGGCGCCCCCTATCCGGTACAACTGGCCGTCAACAAGCGGCACGAGGAACGCAAAGAGGCGCAGGCCGCGTTACGGCTCGCTATGTCGTGGTGGTACGCGTGGCAAGAGTGCCTCGGCCGCCCCGACATTGAAGAGGCATACCGGCGGTTTTATCTGACGTACGGCATCGACACGGCGGCGGCGCAAGCCCTCGGGGCGGCCGACGCGCTCAAACTGCGCGCGCGTATCTGCGAGGAATTATTGCGGGCCGGCATTGACGGGACCGTCAACGCGGCATAACATACGGCAACAAATTTCATATTGAGAAACCGCAAAATGAACGTAATTCAAGGCGACGCGATACAGACTATCGCCGCAATGCCCGAGGCCAGCGTCGACGCGGTCATTGCCGACCCGCCGTATTGCAGCGGCAGTATCGGCGAAGCGCAACGCGTGGCCGCCAAGGGGCAGGGACTGCGCAGCGAGAATATCAAAAAACTCGGTTGGTTCGTCGGCGACAACATGGGCACGGCGGGCCTCTTGTTTCTGCTGCGCGCGATGATGTGGGAGTCGCAACGCGTGCTCAAGCCGAACGGCTCGGCGCTCGTGTTTTGTGATTGGCGCATGGTCCCCAACGTCGCGCCGGCGATCGAGTCTTGCGGGTTCCGTTTTCAAAATCTGATCGTGTGGGACAAGGGCACTATGGGGCTCGGTAACGGGTTCCGCGCGCAGCATGAAATTATTTTGCATTTCACAAACGGCGCCCCCGAGTACCACGACCGCGGAACGCCCAACGTCATCAAATGTAAACGCGTCACGGCCGCCGAGCGCGTACACCAAACCGAAAAACCGGTCGACCTGATCGAGCAACTAATCCGCGTCGTGTGCCCGCCCGGCGGCGTCGTGCTCGATCCGTTCGGGGGCAGCGGTACGACGGCAGTTGCCGCCCACAATGTCGGGCGCGACGCAATCTTGATTGAGCGCGACCCGGCGCACGTTGCGACCGCGTGGGAACGCATCGCCGAGGCGATCATGCAGCCCCCGAGGGCCGCGGCATGACGAATCTCTACCAATGGGCCGCGCGTTGGGGCATCCCGCCGGCGGCGCTGGCCGAACTGCAGCGCGAATGCCTCGGGCTTGAGGGTACGCCGGGCGACGATCCCCACGTCGGCAAAACCGAATCGTTCTCGCAATCGCAAATCGTGCTCGAAGCCGCGCGCAAGGGCGTTCGGTTGTGGCGTAACAACGTCGGGGTTCTGCGCGACGAGTCGGGCCGCCCGGTCCGGTACGGGCTCGCGAACCAAAGCAAGCAAATGAACGAAATTATCAAGTCGGGCGACCTGATCGGCATACGCCCGGTTCTCGTCACGCCCGCGCACGTCGGCCACGTGATCGGCCAGTTCGTGAGCCGCGAGGCCAAGGCGCCGGGGTGGCATTACTCGGGGCGCGATCGCGAGGTCGCACAACTGAATTGGGCGAACCTGATTTGCAGCATGGGCGGGGACGCTGCCTTTGCCACGGGTGAGGGCTCATTGTGACGAAATCCGAGCTATTCGCCGCCGGCTCGCTGCTCATGCAGATATTTTGCCGCGTCAATGGCTTGACCGCCCCGCCGATCATTACCCGCGCCGCGCACGAGTGGCCGTTCGCCGACGCATGCGCGTATTACCGCCCGACCCGGATAGAAATATGCGTCGCAAGGTGCGCCCCGATCGGTACCGCCGGCCCCGCGTGGTCATACCCGGGCAACACGGTCGACCGGACCCCGTACGGCGTGCTGCAACACGAACTCGGGCACCACGCCGACATTGTGAAAAGCGGCGCGACGCGCGGCTATATGTCGTGGTTCTCGGCTGACTTGCGGCGCGCGTCGGGCGAGGAACGCTTGACGAGCTATTGCCCCAATGATGGCGAATGGTTCGCCGAAATGTTCCGGCTGTTCGTCACGAATCCCGATCTACTCGAAAAGCTACGGCCGAAAACTTACCGCCTCATTGCCGAGCATTTCGAGCCGCTTGATATGGGCGCATGGCCCGAGGTTTTAAAACATGCACCGGCCCGCACGATCGAGGCGGCGGCGCGCAAAATAGGGAGTTTATAAAATGTGGTTCCGTAATCTGTCGGCGTACCGTTTGCCGCGCCCGTGCAATTTGACCTCGGCCCATGTGGGCGCCGCGCTTGAGCCTATGGAGTTCAAGCCGTGCGAGTCGCTCGAAATGTACTCGGTCGGATGGGTCGAGCCGTTCAACGACGGGCAGCTCGCGTACCCGATCCCCGGCGGTCACTTCTTCGCCGCGCTGTGCAGCGAGAAAAAGAACGTCCCCGCGCAAGTCGTCGACCGCATGACGCGCGAGCGTTGCGCCGAGCTGGAACAGCAACAAGGGTTCCGGCCGGGCCGCAAGCAAACGAAGGAAATCAAAGAGGCCGTTATCGACGAACTCTTGCCCCGGGCGTTCACGACGCGCGCGGTTACGCGGGTATGGTTCGATCCGGTCGGCGGTTGGCTCGCGATGGATACGGCCAGCGCGGCGCGTTGCGACGAAGTGTTCCGCATGTTGGTGCGCTCGTTTGAGGGCGGGCAGTTCGCGTGCAACACGTTGCGCACCAAGTTGAGCCCGCGCGCCGCAATGACGGATTGGCTCGCGTCGGATGAAATGCCGGCCGACTTTACCGCCGACCACGAGGCCGAGTTGCAAGGCACGGGCGACGGCAAACCAACGTTGCGCTATATCCGACACGTGCTCGACGACACGCCGCGCCATGTGGCCGCCGGCAAGCAGTGCACGCGGCTCGCGATGACGTGGGCCGACCGCATTTCGTTCGTCCTAACCGACGGGCTCGCGCTCAAGCGCATCGCGCCGCTGGACGTGCTCAAAGAGGGCGAGATTGAGGCCGACGAAGCCGGACGGCGCGACGCCGACCTAACGCTCATGGCTGGCGAGTTCCGCAAGCTGCTGGTCGGCTTGGTCGAGGCGCTCGGGGGCGAGGAATGATTTTTCACGGTTCTAACGTCGCGTCCGTCATGGTCGGCGACTGCCTCGCGTCGTTGCGCACGCTGCCCGATCGTTCTATCAATTGTCGCGTTACGTCGCCGCCGTACTACGGTCTGCGCGATTATGGCGTCGACGGGCAAATCGGACTTGAGGAGACCCCCGACGCATTCGTCGCCCGGCTCGTCGAAGTGTTCCGCGAGGTACGGCGCGCGATGACGGACGACGGTACGTTGTGGGTCAATATCGGGGACTCGTACGTGCGCAACCCGAGCAAAGGCGGTAGCGGTCCGAACGGGAAACATGATTACGTGCCGTCGTACGGTAATGCGCGCAAACACTTGAGCGAGTCGCGCGGGTCGTCCGACGGCAAAGTCGGGCGGGGCGACCGGGCGCCGGTACGCGTGGGCGGCGAGGGGCTCAAGGAAAAGGACCTGATCGGCGTCCCGTGGATGCTCGCGTTTGCCCTGCGCGCCGACGGTTGGTATTTGCGCCAAGAGATTATTTGGCACAAACCGAATCCGATGCCCGAGTCGGTCACGGATCGTTGCACCAAAGCGCACGAGCAAATTTTTCTACTGACGAAAAGCGCGCGGTATTGGTTCGGCCATGAGGCGATTAAAGAGCCGAGCGCGGGGCGTACCGACTTCGGACGGATGAACCGAAACGGGAGAATAGACGAGGGCGGGGAGTGGAAAACGCCCGAGCCGGGCGAAAAGACGACCCGCAACAAGCGGTCAGTCTGGACCGTCGCGCCGAAGCCGTACAGCGGGGCGCATTTTGCCGTGTACCCGCCCGAGCTTATCGAGCCGTGCATTTTGGCCGGTTGCCCGCCCGGCGGCGTCGTGCTCGACCCGTTCGGCGGGTCCGGCACTACGGCAGGCGTTGCGCTCGCAAATGGCCGTAGCGCGGTCTTGTGTGAGTTGAACCCCGAGTACGCGGCCCTCGTGCCCGACCGCGTGCAATCCATTCTCGGCCGCCATTTGAAAGCCGCCGCTTAACGCATTGACGGCACCGTCAACTAGCGTATAGACTCGCGGAAACTGTTGCATTGAGAAAAGTCAAACCATGACACGCCTAGCCCCTAACGTAAGAAAAGAACAAATTCTCGCCGCGGCCCTACGCCGCGCCAAAGTGCAGGGATACAACCGCGTGACCCGCGAACAGATCGCCGCCGACGCCGGTTGCGCGCCGGGCCTCGTCTCAAACTATTTCGGAACTATGGTTTCCCTGCGCCGCGACATTATGCGCGCCGCCATCCGTGAGCGCGTGTTGCCCGTCATTGCGCAAGGGCTCGCCGCCCACGATCCCCACGCCCGGAAAGCCCCGGACGAACTCAAGCAAGCCGCACTCGCAACGCTCGTTTGAGGGGGCCGCATGCACGCGCTACCCGACGCCCTCGCCCCCTTTGCGGCGTACCGGCAATTCATCGTCTTCCGGCTTGAGTGGGACGCCGCGAAGGGCAAATACCAAAAATACCCGATCGATTACCGCACCGGTCAAATGCCGCCCAAGGGCACGGGCGGCGCGCAATGGCCCGAGATATGGCTCGACGCTGCAACCGCCATCGCGACCGCTGCAGCGTGGGGGTCGTCGTACGGCGTGGGCTTTGTCTTTACCTCGGCTGACCCGTTCTGGTTCCTCGATATCGACAATTGCCTACTCCCCGACGGCTCGAACTGGTCGCCGCTGGCGTTGCAACTGGTCGCCGCGTTCCCCGGCGCCGCGGTTGAGGTATCGGCCAGCGGCCGCGGCTTGCACGTGCTCGGCTCGGGCGTGTGCCCGCCGCACGGTTGCCGCAACAAGGCGTTCGGGCTTGAGTTCTACACCGAGGGCCGGTTCGTCGCCCTGACCGGCAATTGCTACCCCGGCGGCTCGGCTGCTGTCGACTTCTCCCCGCTGCTGCCCTCGCTGGTCGGGCAGTTCTTCCCGCCGGGCGCGGGCGATGACGGCGCGCCGGTTGACTGGACCGACGGCCCGGTCGCCGAGTGGCGCGGCCCCGAGGATGACGACGAGTTGTTGCGCCGTGCGATGCGCTCGACGAGTGCGGCGGCGGCGTTCGGCAATCACGCGTCGTTCCGCGACCTGTTCGAGTGCAACGTCGAGGTATTGGCCCGCGCGTTCCCGCCCGACGGCATGGGCAGCTCCACCCCCTACAACGCGTCAAGCGTCGACCGCGCGCTCGCGCAGCATCTAGCGTTCTGGACCGGCAAGGACTGCGCGCGTATCGAGCGGCTCATGCTGCGCTCGTCGCTGGTGCGGGCGAAGTGGACCGAGCGCGAGGACTATTTGCAACGCACGATCGCCGGCGCCGTGGCCGTGCAACGCGACGTCCTGACCGACAAGGAACCCGAGCCCGTCGCCGCTGCGCACGTGTTGCCGCCGACCGAGGGCGGGGCGCCGGTAGAAAAGCCGCGGCCCGAGCTGACGACCGGGTCAACGTACCTCGGCACCGCGGAACAAATGGACCTGTTCGCCGGTTGCGTGTACGTGTTCGATCAGAACCGCATATTGACCCCCGGCGGCGTGATGCTCAAGCCGGACCAATTCCGCGTGATGTTTGGCGGGTACGTGTTCACGATGGACCCTGAAAGCGTGCGCACCAGTCGCGACGCTTACGAGGCGTTCACACAGTCGCAGACGTATCGTTGCCCCCGCGCCGATTCAACGTGCTTCAAGCCGACGCAACCGCCGGGCGCGCTCATCCATGACGCCGGCCGCGTGCGCGTCAATACGTGGTGGCCCGTCGAGGTACCGCGCCAAGTGGGCGACGTAACGCCGTTCCTCGTGCACTTGGAAAAGCTGCTACCCAACGAGCGCGACCGGCAAATCCTGCTCGCGTATATGTCCGCATGCGTGCAGCACAAGGGCACCAAGTTCCAATGGGCGCCGCTCTTGCAAGGCGTCGAGGGCAACGGCAAGACCTTGCTTACCCGGTGCGTCGCCGAGGCGATCGGCAAGCGGTACGTACACTGGCCGAAAGCGTCCAAGCTGTCGAAAGAGTTCAACGCGTGGATGCTCGGCAAACTGTTCTACGCGGTCGAGGATATTTACGTCACGTCGGGCCGGCTCGACGTGATGGAAGAACTCAAGCCGATGATTACCGGCGACGAGCTGGAGATTGAGGGCAAAGGCGTCGATCAGATCAGCGCGGATATTTGCGGCAATTTCATGCTGAATTCGAATCATAAAAACGGCATCATCAAGACCCGCAACGACCGCCGGTTCGCGACGTTCTTTACCGCGCAACAGGCCGCCGAGGACTTGGCCCGCGACGGCATGACGGGCAACTACATGTCCAATATTTACAATTGGCTCAAGCACGAAGGCGGGTACGCGATCGTCTCGGAATTGCTGCACACGTGGCCGATCCCCGACGAGTTCAACCCGGCGACCTCATGCCAGCGCGCGCCGACCACGACGAGCACGGAGGAGGCGATTACCGAGTCGTTGGGCAGCGTCGAGCAAGAGATACTCGAAGCGGTCGCGCAAGGCGTGCCGGGCTTCTGCGGCGGTTGGGTTTCATCCATGGCGCTCGATCGCCTCGTCAACGGCGGCGCGCGCAAGATGGCGCACAACAAGCGCCGCGACCTGATGGCGTCGTTGGGGTACGTGCTGCATCCGGCATTGCCCGACGGCCGCGTGCATAACACCGTCCTGCCCGATGGCGGCAAACCGCGTCTGTTCGTGCGCAAGGACTCGGCCGCGCGGTTCATTACCGACCCGGGCGCCGTGGCCCGTGCGTACACCGAGGCGCAAGGCTCGGCAACCGTGGCCGCGCAGTGATAAACGCCGCGCACCATCTCGCAATGCGGGCTTGGGTGTTCGAGCATCCGGCCCCGCTACAGCAACAGGAGAACCCGCCCAATGACGAGTTACGCCAACAAGTTCAACCCGTTCTTGCAGCCGCCGACCGAGCCCTCGCGCCCGCCTGACGTGACCGCGGACGAGTGGCGCCGGTACGTGATGCGCGTTATCGCAATGGCGCGCAGTGTCCGGAACTTGCAGGACATACCGCCGCATGCGCTTGACCATATGCGCGAGGTGTTGCTCGGCAAATGAAGACGCCGCAAGGAATGCTCCGCGTGCTGCACCATCTGGCCGCCGGCCGGACGCTGCATCGCACGCGGTACGGGTACCGCGCCGACGGCATGCTCGTGGCCCCGCAACGCCGGTTCGTCGACGCCCTCGTCGCGCAACGCATGATCGTTTGGGAACGCTGCGACGGTTACGACGAGGCGCTCATTACGGACCGGGGGCGGGCCGCCATCGTGGCCGCGGGCTTGTCGCCCACGTCGGCCGGCGTGCTGCTGCGGCTGCTGGACAAGCGGCCATGGTATGACGGGTTCACCGGGCGCCAGTTTACGACCGCGTCCGAGGCGGTAACGGCCATGCGCGAGCGCGGCTTGATCGGCGGCGGCTGCCGCTTAACTTTTGAGGGCGAGCGCGTCGCGCGCTTGATAGCGGAATGAAAACGTATCGTGTTGAGTTCCTCGGCTTTGCCTGCTCTATCGCCGAGGTTGAGGTCGAGCGCCCCGGGGAGCTGGTGCTGCTCGATAGCGGCATCATGGCGTGGAAGTGTGGCGAGAACGCGCTCGACTTCGCCACGTGGGAAGACGCGCACGCCTGCCTCATCCATCGCGCCCAGCGCGAGTTGGGCGAGTGCGAACGCATGTTGCGGGCGTGTCGCGAGAATTTGCAAAAAGTGCTTGCATTGGTCGAATAATGCGACTATGCTTCTCCCATACCGATCAACAACGAAAGGGGAAGAAGATGGAAGCGAAACATACAGCGACGCCTTTTGCTGTCAGCAAGGACGACATCCGAAATCCGTATCAACTGCGCGATGCCACGGAAGCAGTGGTGCATGGCCTGATCGGGCTGGGTTACGGCGGTTCATTTGCCCGCTTTTTTTTCACCGCTGGCATGACCTACGGGTTCCGCCCCAAGTACGACGCTCGCACGAAGGCCGGAAAGGAATTCGAGGCAGCCGAAGCAGCATTGCAAGAGGCGTTGCGCCGCTATGACGAAACCCGCGCCGCACTCGCCAAGGCAACCGGAGGGGAGAAAAATGCAAAATCTTGAACACATCAAACCGGGCGACGAAATCGCCATTCCGAGCCGGGATTGGTCGGGCCTGCCGCACGTCGTCACGGTTGACCGCGTGACCGCGACGCAGATCAAAGCAGGCACGTGGACGGTGCGCCGGCGCGACGCGCTCGTCATTGACGGGCATACGGGCATACGTCGGTGCGCGTTCGTGCCGACCGCCGAAGATCGGGAGCGGTGGGACCGTCGTATCCGTATCACGCGCGCCCGACTCGCCCTGCGCGAGCTGGTCGTCGACGACAAGAACCTCGAAGCGGTCGAACTGCTGCTCGCGGGGCTCAAATGAAGCGGCTACTCGCCGAGGTCCGGGCCGCGTGGTTCTGTCTGCGCAACCGTCAATACAAGCCCGTGCGGACGCGTGACGCGTTGGGCCGTGTGGTCGCCGTAGGGGCGTCGCGTTGCGTGCTTATGAGCGTCGTATTCTGGCGCGCTAAACCGACGGGGCGGCCCGTCAAGGTCCGGACGCAATGACCGCCTAGACAGGCCGACGCCGCATTACGCGGCGTTTTTTTTATCCTACTTCCACGGCAACCCCTCGGGCGCTTCGCCGTCCTTCTCCATTGCTGCGATCTGCTCGTCTCGATACGCGTTGATGCGTGTGCGGTCGATCTGCGGCCGCTCGGAGTCCCACAACGCCCGCGCCGTCTCTTGGATGAACTCATATTGAGAATGAGGCACCTTGACGCGATAGACCGGGATGCCTTTGACCGGTTGCGGGTTCGGCAGCACGTCGGCCCGGGTCAACGCGGGATAGTGCGTGAGGCATAGCCCGATCGCCAGCTCGAACATGGCGTCGACGTGTTGGGGGCGCACGGGGATATTAGCGACCCGGATATGCTGCAATGCCTCGGCGCGCTCTTCGCGTTGCCTCAAAAGGGCGGCGCGCTCCTCGGCCCGCTGGGCGTCCACACGGGCGCGGGCTCGGGGGGTTATGCCTACCGCCTCACGAGCGGTCGCCGAGGCATTAGAAACACATTGGGCGCAAGCCCCGCTCGCCGTGTAGCGGTGGGACAAATGCCCATATTTGCACGGCTTGCCCGTGAAATATTGAGTATCGCCAGTTTTTAAGGCGTCTGAACGGTTCTTAAACACTTAGATCCCTTTAGATGAGGTGCTTAAATTTTAGGCAGTCGTCTACAAGAATCTAAGTAACTTAGATGCCGCCGAAAGGGCGAAAACGACGCCTGCAGAAAATTATACAGGACGTTTCAAGCGGTATGTTGTAGAAAACTGCCCCAAAAGTACCCCGAAACGCATACCCCGTACAGTACTTTTCCCCGCAGAGACTTTTTTTTTTTTTAAATCTACGTATTAAGATTGTAGACGTAAATTTAACCGTCTTAACCTTAGTCTATAGATTTTGACAGTTAAAACCGTAAGCGTTTTGAAAGCGCCGGGGTACGCGAGTTCGGGGTAAATCTTAGCGTGTGGTCGACAACGAAGAACTTGCAACAAATTGCGCGGACGTTGATATACTGCAAGGTATGGAAAACCCCGCCGACAACCTGCCCGAGCGTTACCGCGTGTTCGTCGACGCCTTGTTCGCAACGCATCCGTGGCATCAAACGAACGCGTACATGAAAGCGTTCCCCGGCGCGTCGTACGACACCGCCCGGAACAACGCGTCTGTCCTGATGCGCGACCCCCGTGTGATCGCCGAGGTCGAGCGGCGCAAGGTTGAGCGGCGCGAGGCGGCCAAGCTCGAAGCGGACTTGATCGACCGGGAACTCGCCTTGCTGGCGACCGCCGACCCGCGCGAGCTGTCGGAGTGGTACACGGGCGCGTGTCGCTACTGCTACGGCGACGGGCACCGGTACCAACGCACGCCGGCCGAGTTCGAGCGCGACCTCGCGGCGTACCTGCAGACCCCCGAGGGCAAGGCAGACCCCGCCGGGCTCGCGTTCGATATGCAAGGCGGCGTCGGCTTCAACCCGAAGCGCGAGCCGCACGGGGAATGTCCGGAGTGTCACGGCGAGGGCGTCGGTTACGAGGTTTTCAAGGACACGCGCTACCTGTCGCCCGCCGCGGCCCGGTTGTTCGCCGGCGTCAAGCGCACGCGCGACGGCGTGGAAATCAAGACCCGGTCGCAGGACAAAGCCCTCGAAATGATCGGCCGGCGCCTCGGCCTGTTCCGCGACAACGTGGGGCTTTCCGGGCCTGATGGCGGGCCGATCCCGGTCGCTAGCGTGTCGTCCACGACGACCGACCCGCAAGAGGCGGCACGGCTCTATCTGGCCGTCATGGGGGCGCAGTAGTGCCCTTGCCGTTCCCGTTCAACTGGAAAAACCCCGACTACCTCGCCGTTTTCGATTGGCGCGTCGAGCGTTTGCGTCGCATCCGTGCAGCCGTGGCCGCCGAGGGCGCCGAGCAAAAGACGTTGCCGGCGCTGCGGGCCTACTACCGCGAGAACCCGGCGCAATTCGTGACAGATTGGGGCATGACGTACGACCCCCGTAACGTGCGGCGCGGGCTGCCGGCGTCGCTCCCGTTCCTGCTCTTTCCCCGGCAAGAGGAACTCGCGCATTGGCTGCTCGAACGCTGGCGCGCGGGCGAACCGGGCTTGATCGACAAGTCGCGCGACATGGGCGTCTCGTGGCTCATGATGGCGCTGGCGTCGACGCTATGCCTGTTCACGCCGCAACTGTCGATCGGTTGCGGGTCGCGCAAGGCCGAGCTTGTCGACGTGTTGGGCGACCCCGATACGCTGCTCGAAAAAGCCCGTATCTTCATCGGCGCGCTACCGTCGGAGTTCCGGGGCACGTGGGACAGGAACGACAAAGCGTGCAGCACGCACATGAAATTGGTTTTTCCGACGACCGGCTCGATTCTGACCGGCGAGGGCGGCGACAACATCGGCCGCGGCGGGCGCCAGTCCATCTACTTCGTCGACGAGGCGGCGCACTTGGAGCGGCCCAAGCTGGTCGACGCGGCGTTGTCGGCCACGACCGATTGCCGCATCGACCTATCGAGCGTCAACGGTACCGGCAACCCGTTCGCGGAAAAGCGCCGCACGTACCCCGAGCGCCAGATTTTTACCTTCCATTGGCGCAGCGACCCGCGCAAAGACGATGCGTGGTATGCCGCCCAATGCGCGCGGCTCGACCCGGTCGTCGTGGCGCAAGAAATCGATATCAACTATACGGCCAGCGTAACGGGCCTGCTCATTCCGTCGGCATGGGTGCAAGCGTCCGTCGACGCGCATAAAAAGCTCGGCATCGTACCGACCGGGGCGCGTCGCGGGGCGCTGGACGTGGCCGACGAGGGGCGCGACCTCAACGCGTTCGCCGGACGCTATGGCGTGGTGCTGGACTACCTCGAAACATGGAGCGGCAAGGGCGACGACATATTCGGCACCACGGTAAAGGCGTTCGGCATTTGCGAGGCGAACAAATACGGCTCGATGCTGTACGACGCCGACGGGCTCGGCTCGGGCGTACGGGGCGACGCGCGCATCATCAACGCCGATCGGATGCGCGCGGGGAAATCGGAAATCGTCGTTACGCCGTTCCGCGGGTCGGCCAGCGTGCATGACCCCGAGGGCGAACTCGTCAAGGAGCGTAAGAACAAGGATTTTTTCGCGAACCTCAAGGCGCAGTCGTGGTGGGCGTTGCGGCTACGGTTTCAGGAAACGTACCGGGCCGTCGTTGAGGGCATGGAGTACGACCCGGACAAGATCATCTCGATATCGTCCGAGCTGGCCGAGCTGTCGGCGCTGCTGGTCGAGCTGTCGCAACCGACGTACACGCTCAACACCGCCGGTAAGGTCGTTATCGACAAGACGCCCGACGGTACCCGCTCGCCCAACCGGGCCGACGCGGTCATGATGATCTATAACCCGGCCGGCGTATCGGTTGACGTGTGGGCGAAACTAGGGGCGGGTTAAAAGACCATGCAGTCGGGCGACGCGCACCGGTACGGGCCGCCGCTGCCGTAGTCCGCATGCAGCCCTTCGGCCGTGCCGCAGCATGCGCACCGCGGGACGCTTCGCGCCGCCCGGGCCTCGACTATCGCCCGAGCCTCGGCGACGAGATGCGCCAGCATGCCCGCCCCTGTCTCGCCGGCGTCCGGGTTCAAGCGGGCGACGCGCTCGGCGAGGCGCTCGGCCGCGGCGGCTATTTCCCATTCTTTCCAAATTTTCGCGGTCATGGTCGCGTTTCCCCTTAGTTGAGTTTGACCCGCAACGCCTCGACGTCGGCGGCGTACCCGTCGGCGATCGGCAAGTAATGCACGTGGCCGACCTCGTCCCGTATGTGTTGCCATTCCATCGCGTTCCCCTTTAACTGGGTTTCTCGTCGGTCATTACGCGGGCTTTCGCCATGCCGCGTTTGAAATTCATGCCGGCGCCGGGCGACTTGCTCAACTCGACGAGGCGAGCCCATGCGGCCGCGTCGACCTCCCACAACTTAGCGTCGGCGTCGTACCGGCCGCCTTTGGCTTTGAGCATGTCGCGGATTTCGTAAGCGTTGGCGATTTTTACAGTACCCATTTCGTTCTCCGGTTGCGTTGTTGATGTGAGAACTATAGTCGCATTATTCGACCAATGCAAGCACTATTTTACGTTGGCCGTTTATAACGTTGGCGCAACGTTTCCGACTAGCATAAAATCGGGCGAAACGTAAAGAGGGCCGCCAACCATGGGCAAGAAAAACTCGCATCATCGCGTGCAGCAACGCATTACCGACCGGGCGGCCACGATTCGCGCCGAGACGGCCGACTCGTTCGTCAACCTATCGGCCCGGCTCGGCTTCGGCGCGGGCTCGCCCATGGACGGCGCCCGGTACGCTACCGACTTCATTTCCCGCAACCCGCAAAACCTCGAAGCGGCGTACCGCTCGAATTGGCTTTGCGGGATGGCCGTCGACCTCGTGGCCGAGGACATGACGCGCGAGGGCGTGACGTTCGTTTCCGAAGACCTCGACACCGACGACGCGGCCACGCTGCATAGTGCCGTTGAGCGCCTCGCCATCTGGCCGGCGTTGTGCGAGCTGGCGAAGTGGGGCCGGCTGTACGGCGGCGCGATCGGCGTGCTGCTCGTCGACGGCCAGCAATTGAGCACGCCGCTACGCCCCGACACCGTGAGCGAGGGGCAATTTAAAGGGCTCGCCGTGCTGGACCGGCACCAAGTTACGCCCTCGCTTGAGAACACCGTTACCGAACTCGGCCCGGACCTCGGGAAACCGGTTTTCTACACCGTCGCGCCCGGCTCGGCGTGCCTGTCAAATCAACGCATTCATTACTCGCGCGTCGTCCGCGTGGACGGCCTCGAACTGCCGTGGCGTCAACGCCTCGCCGAAAACGGGTGGGGGCAATCCATCCTAGAACGCTTGTGGGACCGCGTTGTCTCGTTCGACTCGACGACCATGGGCGCGGCGCAGTTGGTCTACCGCGCGCACTTGCGGACACTGAAAATCAAGGGCTTGCGCGAAATTGTGGCGACCGGCGGCGCCGTGCTGCAGGGGCTTATCAATCAAATCGCGTTCATGCGCTCGACGCAAAACAACGAGGGCGTAACGATCCTCGACGGCGAGGACGACTTCGCGACGCACTCTTACACGTTCTCGGGCCTCGACGACGTGCTCGCCCAACTCGGCCAACAGATCGCCGGCGCGATTCAAATTCCGCTCGTTCGCCTGTTCGGGCAGTCCCCGGCCGGCATGAGCGCGACCGGCGAGTCGGACTTGCGCACGTATTACGACAACGTCAAGAAAGAGCAAGATCGCAAGTTGCGGCCGGGCTTGAACAAAATTTTTGATCTGCTGCACCGGTCGGAACTCGGCGGCGAGCTGCCCGAGGGGTTCGGGTTCGAGTTCGTGCCGCTATGGCAGATGACGCCGACGGAACGCGCCGACGTCGCCAAGACCGTAACCGAGGCAGTCGTCGCCGCCCACGATGCCGGCATCATCAAGGCCAGCACGGCGGCCAAAGAGCTGCAGCACGGCGCACGCGAGACGGGCGTCTATTCGCACATCGAGCAAGACGAGATCGACGAGCTGGACCTCGAGCCGCCCGAGCCGCCGGCGCCCGAGGTTGACCCGCTGGCCGTTGCCAAGCCCGAGGCCGTCGCATGACCGGCCGCCCGTTCCCAGTCCCGTACCCGCCGCCCGACTGCCCGGCGTCGGTCGTTTGGTCGTCGCTCAACAATGACCGCGCCGTCGCCGACCACGGGCAATCACTCGGCAAGCTGGCGAAGTTGGGCGGGATGACGCCGGTTGAGATTTTCGCCAACGTGCGCGGCGTGCCCGAGCGGTCCGTCGACCGGGCCGAGGCGGTCGACCTATGCAAGAGGATTGCCCACGATGGCGAAGAAGCGTAAGGGAGCCCCGCGTACCGTCAAGATTGAACGCCAATACGAGCGCCAGTTGCGCCGCATCGCGCGCCACGTGGGCGACATAATCCGCGCGTTCCCGCCCGGCGATCCGGCGGCCGAACCCGTGATCCGGCGCGCGCTGGAGGGCTACGCCGGCACGCTCGACGGTTGGGCGCGGCACGTGGCCCGGCAAATGCTCGAAAGCGTGAGCCGCGTTGATGAGCAAGCATGGCGTGAGCGCGCGGTCGAAATGTCGGCCCGGTTGCGCGACGAGCTGCGCGGCACGCCGATCGCCGGCTTGATGCGTGACCGCCTCGACGAACAGGTAACGCTCATCAAGTCAATTCCGCTCGACGCGGCGCAGCGCGTGCACCGGTTGACGCTGGCCGGGCAGGAGAACGCGACCCGGGCACCGCAGATCGCCGCGGCCATCCTCGAAAGCGACAAGATCGCCGCGAGCCGTGCAACGCTGATCGCCCGGACCGAAGTGGCCCGGACCGCGTCGCTACTGACCGAGGCGCGCGCAAAGCACGTCGGGAGCGAGGGCTATATCTGGCGCACGTCGGGCGATAGCGACGTCCGCGACTCGCACGACGAAATGGAGGGCGTTTATGTGCGTTGGGATACCCCGCCCACACTCGATAACATGGTCGGCCACGCTGGGCAATTTCCAAATTGCCGTTGCTACCCCGAGCCGGTCATCCCCGAGCCATAGCGAGCACGAGGCGGGCCGTATCGCGTGCGACCGCGTCCGACCATGCGGCCCGCGCGCGGCTGCCGTACGGCGTCGCCTCTAGCGTCATGAGGGAGTTTTCGAGTTGCTCGACGAGGGGCTCGGTCGAGTCAATCATGCGCGCGCTGTTCTCGTTCTTCGCCCGCACGCCGGCGAGTAGTTCGGAATATGACATTTCACAACCTCCCATAACGAGCGGCAACGATACCGGCGGCCACGTGTCGCCGGTTTGAGAACTCTCAACTCTTGACGTTTCCGTCAATAAGGCTACAGGCGCGTATCGAACCCGGTTTGCTCGGTGAAGACATGGCGCAGCCCGAGCCCGTCGACGTTCTCGACGAGCGCGACCTCGCGCACGTCAACGCCGCGGATTTTGTAGAACGCCACGTCGTAAAAGTCGTTGCAATTGAGCGTCACGCGTACTCTGTTGATGCCCTCGCGAGCGCCGCGGCCGATACCGAATTGCAGGAAGTCGGGGCCGGCGACGATCTGGCGGGCGCCGGTCATGGCGATAAAGCGATTGCCGCCGAGCTGCTCAAGGATCGTTTGGGCTACTTGCATGGTTTTCTCCGGTTGCGTTGTTGATGTAGTGAATCATAGTCGAATAATTCGACCAATGCAAGCATTATTTTTACCACGCTGGAAAATTGTTGTATTGATGCTGCGCAGATATGATATAAACGCACCAATTGCATTCAGGCACGACCCGAGCACATGCCATTTTTCGCAACCGAACAAATTTCCCCGCGGCAGTCGCTGACGCCCGAGGGCTATTTGCTTTGCGAATGCGTGCCGATTGCGCGCACCGGGTCGCAAGTCTACGTCGCGTCCGAGCTGCCCGACTTGGCGCCCGGCCCCGACGGCTTGATTACCGTATTTCGCGAAGAGGCCGAAGTGTTCCGGCCCGAGACGGTCGCCAGTTTCGAGGGCAAATCGGTAACGGTTCACCACACGTTCGTAACGCCCGAGAACGTGCGGCAAGTCGAAGTCGGCCACGCGCAGAACGTGCGCCGCAGTGACACCGAGCCCGACTTGTTGGTCGCCGATCTGCTTATCAAGGACGCCCACGCGATCGACCTCGTCCGCACCAAATACGACGCCGAGGGCCGCGAGGTCGGCGAACCGATGCGGGAAATCTCGTGCGGCTATGACGCGGAGTATTTTCAGGAGCGGCCCGGCGTGGCCGTCCAACGCCAGATTATCGGCAACCATATCGCCATTGTGCCGAAGGGCCGAGCTGGCCCGCGCGTCGCGATCCAAGATCAACAGGGAGAATTGCCCATGTCTACCGCAACGAAAACTCAAGACGCCGGTTTGCTGGCGAAGCTGCTCGGCCGGCTGTTCAAGGCCGCCAAGACCGGCGACGCCGCCGAAATCGAAGCCGTAACCAAGGACGCCGCCGAAGCGGGCGTCGAGGTTGAGGTCGAGGACGAAAAGCCGACGTTCGACGCGCAAGCCGCGTTCGCCGACCTGCGCGGCACCGTGGACACGCTCGCTAAAACCGTGGCCGACCTCGCCGCCAAGGTAGGCGACAAGGAGCCCGACCCGGTCAAGACCGGCGACGACGGCGAGAAGGCGCAAGCCGTGGCGGCCCTGCCCGACGTGGCAAGCCGCGCCGAAATCCTCGTGCCGGGCTTTGCCGTGCCGACCGCCGACGCCGTCGCCACACTGGCCGACGTCGCCGAAGTGCAGCGCAAGGCGCTCGCCGAGTTCGTCAAGACCGAGGACGGCGCCAAGCTGGCCGCGCCGCTGCTCGCCGGCCGCACCGTTGACGCCTTGAGCGCCGACGCGGTCGGAACCGTGTTCGTCGCCGCGTCCGAGCTGGCGCGCTCGAAGAACAACGCGGGAACCGCCACGCCGGCGGCCCCCGTTCGCAGCTCCGACGCGATGCGCAACAGCATCGCCGAAATCAACGCACGCAACGCCGCATTTTGGGCGAAGCAAAACTAAGGAGGCCCGACCATGGGTAACGCACTTTTGTATCGTATGGCCTCGGGCTTCCCCGGGGATATCTCCCGCAAGACGGGCGCCGTAGTCGAGACGGTAACGCTCGACACCGCAAAGCCGTTCGCCGGTTACGGCCTGCCCGGTAAGAAGGTCGCCGGCAAGCTGGTCCCGGTCGAAGCGGGCGACGCCGGCGCGGTCGTGACGCATTTCATCGCGCGCCCGTACCCGACGCAAGCTGACTTCGCTACCGCCAAGATTGGCGACGGCATGCGCTCCGGTTACATGACCGTCAAGAACAACGCCGGCGCCCCGGCCGAAGATGGCGCGGTGTATGTCCGCATCGCCAACGGCACCGCCTCGCAACCTATCGGGGGCATCGAGGCGGCAGCACACGCGGACACCGTCGCCATTCCCGGCGCAGTGTTCATGAGCGCCGCCGACGCCGACGGCAACGTCGAAATCCGCTTTAACGTATAAGGAGGCGCAACCATGAGCCGCAACGCAAAATTGCTGTACGCCGCAACCATGGCCGCCGCCGTGGTCGGCACGTTCCAACCGCGCACCGTGCGCGCGTTCACCGCTGATGGTCTGATGACCTACGACGCGGCGACGCGTGACGCCGCTGGCGCGTTCCTCGTGGGCGAGCTGGAACGCCTCGACCAAACGCTCAATATGCCGCTGGTCGAGGTTACGTGGTCCCGCGATATCCAACTGCGCGAGGACGTGACCATCGGCGACGAAACCGCGTCGTTTACGAATACGGGCTTTGCCGCCGCTGGCGGTCCGAGCGCGGCCGGCAAGAACTGGGCCGGCAAGGACGCCAACGCGATCAAGGGCTTGGCGATCAACATCGAGAAATCGTCCGGGCCGCTGACCCTTTGGGCGATGGAACTCGCTTGGTCGATCCCCGAGCTGGAAAGCGCGCAACGCGTGGGCCGCCCGATCGACTCGCAAAAGGTCGAGGGCATGGAACTCAAGCGCCAAATGGATATCGACGAACAGGTTTACATCGGCGACGAAATCCTCGGCGTTACCGGGCTCGTCAACGCTGCCGGCGTCGATCTGGAAAACGTCGAGGGCGGCGATTGGGCCAACCCGGCGACCTCGCCCGACGAAATCCTCGCGGATATCAACAAGCTATTGGCCCGCGCATGGAAAAACACCGGGTACGCGCTGTGCCCGACCGACCTGCTGCTCCCGCCGCTGAAATTCGCGGTTCTTGTGTCGCGCAAAGTGTCGGACGCCGGCAATATGTCGGTCCTCGAATACGTGCGCCTCAACTCGCTGTCGAACGCGAAGAACGGCCGCCCGCTCAACATCAAGCCGCTGAAGTGGCTCGAAGGGCGCGGCGCCGGTAACACCGACCGCATGGTTGCGTACACCAACGACAAGAAGCGCGTACGGTTCCCGATGACGCCGGTCCAGCGTACCCCGCTCGAACACCGCAGCATTTATCAGATGACGACCTACCTGATGCGCATCGGCGTGGTCGAACTCGTGTACCCGGAAACCGTCGCATACGCTGACGGCATCTAACCCGGGCCGCGAGCGGCATACCAACGAAGGGGCACTCTTTCACCGGAGCGCCCCTTATTTTCAGGAGTGGAACAACATGGGCAAGCAAGTAACCGTATTCGTCGGCCGCGCGTTCGCGTACAACCGCAAGACCGCCGACGGCGTTGAGCGTTTCGAGTTCAAGCCGGGCGCAAACACCGTGCCGGCAGACGTGGCCGACGCGCCGTTCGTCAAGGCGCATCAAGTGTCCCCACCGACCGCCGCTGCCAGCGTCGACGAGCTGCAAGCCGCGCTCGCCGCCGCCATCAAGCGCGCCGAAGCCGCCGAGGCCAAGGTCGCCGAGCTGCAAGCGTCGCTCGACGCGCTGGCCGCGATGAACAAGCCGACGACCGCAGCGAGGACGGGCAAGTAAAAATGGCCGTTACGCCCGAATCGTTCCGGGCGGCGTTCCCCGAGTTCGCCGACCCGACCAAGTACCCCGACGCCCTCGTCGCGCGCAAGATCACTTTTGCGGTCAAGCTGACGAACGCGGCGCGTTGGGGCGACTTGCACGACGAGGGCGTCGAACTCTACGCCGCCCACGAGCTGACGCTCGCCACACGCAAGCCGGGCAACGTGGTCGGCGTGGTCACGGCAAAGAAGGTCGACAAGGTGGGCGCGAACTATGACGCCGGGTCCGTCGCCGAAGAGGGCGCCGGGCAATGGAACGCGACCACGTACGGCCAACGCTATATCCGGCTCGCGCGCATGGTCGGCGCGGGGGGCATGCAGGCATGAAGAAAAGCGGCATGAAGGTCGTACGCGACGACGTCGCCAAAATCCTACGCGCGGTCAAGACGGCGACGCGCGGCGAGGTCATGGTCGGCATCCCGTCGACGCATACCGACCGCAACGCCCCCGGCGAGCCCGCACACAATGCCATGCTTGGGTACATCCACGAGCACGGGGCGCCCAAGGCCAACATCCCCGCGCGCCCGCATCTTGTGCCCGGCGTGCAGGACGCGCAACCCGTGGCCGTCAAACACCTAGCCGCCGGCATGCGCGGCGCACTGTCGGGCGACCTGACCGCGATGGAGAAATCGCTACACCGTGCCGGCCTGACCGCGCAAAACGCCGTGCGCGCGCGCCTGAATTCCGGCATTGAGCCCGCGTTGAGCGAGGCCACGATCGCAGCGCGCGCGGCACGAGGCCGCACCGGAACGAAGCCGCTGATTGATACCGGCCAGTTGCGCAACTCTTACACGTACGTGGTGCGGAACAAATGAGCGACCTCGACATTACCGACGTTCTCACGGACCCCGACTTTGTCGTCGGCCTCGTGCGTAAGCGCGTGACGGTAACGCTCGTCAACGGCCGCTCGCAGCGCGCCGAGGCGTCAACGCCATTCGAGGGCGTCGTCGTGCCGGATCGCGGCGCCGCGCTCGACCGCCTGCCCGATGTGTCCCGCGTGAGCGGTTCGCAATGGGTATTTGCCCCGTTCGATCTGAGCCTCGGCGACGAGGGACGCGACGCAGACATTGTCACGTACAACGGCGCCGACTACACGGTCCGCGGCGTGCTCGACTACTCCCGGTTCTCGCCGGGCTTCGTCGCCGCGTTGATCGAGCCGAACCGGGCCGCGGGGTAGACCATGGGCTACCTGCTACCGGTCGAGCCCGTACCCTTCGACGACGAGTTCGTCGACCTGATCGGCGATCTAGTCGCCGGGGTTACGGGGCTCGACCGTAATCAATACGTGCGCCCCCGCTGGCAACCGTCGCCGCCGAAGCAGCCGCCGCCAACGGTCGATTGGGTCGCGTTCGGCGTACAGCAACAGATTCCAGATGACAACCCCGTTTTGCGGATAGATAATGCTGATGAAACGCAATTGCGCCGGTCCGAAAGTGTGGTAATCGCGCTTTCGTTCTATGGCCCGAGGCGTGCGGGGTACGCGGGGCGATTCCGCGAGGGCGTCCACATTGATCGAAACCGCTGGACGTTGCGCGCAAACGGCATCGCGGTTACAGGCGTCGGGCCGGCGGTCAACGCGGCCGAAGAGGTCGCGAACAAGTGGGAGCCGCGCGTCGACATTACCGCCGAGTTCGTGCGCGAGGTCGGCCGCAAGTATGAGATTCGTTCTTTTGTCGCCGCGAGCGGCTTGATTGTTACCGAAACGTTGTCGGTCCCGTTTTCCGTAGAGGGAGAAGAAAATGCCTAAGTTGAATGTCGGTCGCTTGGTTCGCGCCTCGATCAATCTGTCGCCGCTTGCCGCCCCGCGCCGCAATTTCGGCATCCTGCTCGCTGTCGGCGACTCGGACGTCATCGACCCCGTCGAGCGCATCCGTAAGTACACCGGAATCGAAGCCGTCGCCGAGGAATTCGGCCTCGCTGCGCCCGAGTACAAGGCGGCGTTGCTGTACTTCGGCCAGAAGCCGCAACCACGCGAGCTGCACATCGGCCGCTGGCTGCGCACCGCGTCGGCCGGGCTGCTCAAGGGCGCCACGCTGACGACCGCAGAACGCGCGATGACGAACTTTACCGGCATCGTCGCCGGGTCGTTCTCGATCGCGATTGACGGCGCCGCACCGGTCGACGTAACCGGGCTCGACTTTTCCGGCGCGCTCAACCTGAACGGCGTTGCCGCCATCATCGACGCGGCCCTCGTGGGCGCCTCGTGCGCGTGGACCGGTTCGCGCTTCGTCATCAAGAGCGACACGACCGGCACCGCGTCGAGCGTGGGCTACGCCTCGGCCGCCGGTAGCGGCGCCGACGTCTCGGGCCTGCTCAAGCTGACCGCCGCAACCGCCCTTCCGCCGGTTCCGGGCATGGGCGCCGAGACGCCGGCCGAGTGCGCCGCGGCCCTGATGAACGTGTCGGGGCAATGGTTCGGCCTGTCGTTTGCCGCGTCCGAAATGCCCAACGGCGACGAACTCGAAGACGTGGCCGCCCTGATCGAAGCGTCGACCCTCGACCGCATTTTCGGCGTGACTGAAACCGATACGCGCGTGCTCGATGGCGCCTATGCCGGCGACCTCGCAACTCGGTTCCGCGACCTCGGCTACCGCAAAACCTGCGTGCAGTACGCGGCAAACCCGTTCGCGGTCTGCTCGATGATGGGTCGCGGGTTCTCGGTCGACTTCAACGCCAACCGCTCGACGATCACGCTTATGTACAAGCAAGAGCCGGGCATCGTCGCGGAAGAACTGACCGAGACGCAAGCGCAAACCCTCAAGACCAAGCGTTGCAACGTGTTCGCCGCGTACGACAACGACACCGCGATCATTCAATACGGCGTCATGTCGGGGCAAGCGTACTTCGACGAAATCCACGGGCTCGCATGGTTCAAAGACGCGCTACAAAATGCGCTGTACAACACGCTCTATCAGTCTCGCACCAAGATTCCGCAGACCGACGCCGGGCAAAACCGTCTCGTGACGGTCGCTGCAAAAGTGTGCGACGAAGCGGTCAACAACGGCCTCGTTGCCCCGGGCGTCTGGAACGCGGACGGGTTCGGCGAGCTGGAGGACGGCGACACGCTGCCGAGCGGTTACTACATCTACGCCGAGCCGATGGCCCTGCAGCCGCAAGCGATCCGCGAGCAACGCATCGCCCCGCCGATGCAAATTGCGCTCAAGCTGGCCGGCGCGATTCATGAAATCGACGCAATCGTCAACGTCAACCGCTAACCAAGGGAGCACAACATGAGCGGAGTCTATTCATTCCTCGACGTGGTCGCATCGTTGAGCGGTCCGGGCGGCACGGTTGACCTCGCCGCCGGCGCGGGCGCTGCTGAAGAGGGCATTACGATCGAGCCGACCGAAGACAAAAACATCATGACCATCGGCGCCGGCGGCGAGGGCATGCATTCGCTGGTTGCTGGCGAGGCGTCCACGGTTACCGTGCGTCTGTTGAAGACGTCGCCGGTCAACGCGCAACTGCAAACCATGTACAACGCGCAGACGCAATCGAGCCTGCTGCACGGCCGCAACTCGATCACTGTGCGCAATCTGGCCGGCGGCGACTTGGTCAACCTTGCGCGCGTGGCGTTCGCGCGCCGTCCGACGGTCACGTACGCGAAAGAGGGCGGCATGATGGAATGGACGTTCCACGCCGTGAAGACCTCGCAAAACTTGGGCCGCTACGCATGAGCGCGATCCAGTTCGAGCACAAGGGCGCGCAGTACCGCGCCGACCGCATCGACGCTATGAAACAGTTTCATATCGTCCGACGACTGGCCCCGGTACTGGCTGAGGTTGCGGCGGTCGCCAAAGCCGACGCGGCCGACGAGGGCGCAGTCGTGGCCGTCGTGGGCGCGGTCGGTAACGCGCTCGCCGGCTTGAGCGACGCCGACGCCGACTTCGTGTTGCATGGGCTGCTCGCTGCCGTGTCGTTCCAACGCGACGGCGAGGGGTGGCACCGCGTCAGTGTGGGCGGGGCGATCATGCGCGCCGACCTGCCGTTGCCCGACCTGCTGTTCCTCGCGTTCAAATCGGCACAAGCGAATTTTGCGGATTTTTTCGCCGCCGTCCCGTCGAGTTTGAAAGCCGCGGCCCTGAAAGCAAGCGCCCCGTAAGTTGGGTTAGCTTGCCGGGTGGCGAGGATTGGCTGTTGCGGCCCGTGGTGCGCGGCTTGTGCAAGTACGAATCGCTCAAGGACGGCACGTTGACCCTCGCCGACGTGGCGCTCATGAATGATGCCCTAGCCGTGCAGGACGAGAACGAAAACAGGTACCGGGAGGCGAACAAGTGACGGTAATCAAAGAGTTCCTCGTTGGCCTCGGGTTCGAGGTTGACGACGCGAGCATGGCCGCGTTCAACCGGGGCGTTGCTGACGCGACCCTCCGCGTGGCCGCGCTCGGAGCTGCCGTTACCGCTGCCGCCGGGGCCGTCTTCGCGGGCGTGACCAAAATTGCCGGCAACCTCGACAGCTTGAGCGATACCGCCGCCCTACTCAACGAGACGGCCGACGCGATCGACCGCGTAACGTACGCGGCCACGTTGAACGATTCCAGCGTCGACGCGGCGCGCGCCTCGCTGCTCGCACTCAATGAAACCGCCGGCCAAGCCGCAATGGGCCTCGGCCGCGGCAAACAGTATTTCGATCAACTCGGGATCAGCGTCAAGGACTCCAACGGACGCCTAAAGGGCGCGTCCGCGCTCATGGCAGAGCTGGGCGAGAAAATCAAAGACCTCGACCGCGGCCAACAACTCGGCATCCTCAAGGGCTTGGGCATCGACCGAACCATGCTCGCCACGATTACCGGCGGCCTCGCAAGCGTGCAAGCCGAGGTCGACGAGGTCTACAAAGCAACCGGACTCAACATCAACCAAGCCGCGGCCGACGCGTCCGACTACATGGACGAAATCGGGCGCATGACGTTCCTGATCGGCGCCATGGGCAAGGCCGTCGCGCACAAGTTCATGGGGCCGATCCGCGAGGGCATGGCCCGCATGCGCAAAACGCTGCTTGAAAACATGCCGCGTATTATCGCCGTCGTCGTGCCGATTATCGACCTGCTCTTGCGCATCGCGTCGGCGTTCTTCTCGCTGGCGGGCCGCGCGGCATCGGCTATCGGCACCGTACTCGGGTGGCTCGGAAAGGCCAACGACGCGACGAACGGATGGGCGGGGTACATCCTCGCCGCTGCTGCAGCGTGGAAGTTCCTCAATCTGTCGTTCCTCGCCTCGCCGCTCGGCCTCATTCTGTCGCTGGCCGCCGCGCTCGCGCTGCTGCTGGACGACCTCTTGACGTTCCGCGAGGGCGGCGACTCGCTCATCGACTGGAATAGCAAATTCGGGACCGGGCTCAAAATCACATTGGGCTTGCTCGGGGGTGCGGCGGCCGCGTTCGCCGCGGTCAAGACGGCCACGCTTGCATGGGGCGCTGCCGTCGCCGCGGTAAATGGCGTTCTCGCGGCTGCCCGCGCTGTCGTGCTCGCGTTTAACCTCGTGCTGTACGCGAACCCCATCGGCCTCGTAATCGCTGCAATCGCCGCGTTGATTGCCGCCGGCGCGCTGCTCATCGCGAATTGGGACACGGTCAAGGCGTGGTTCTCGTCGTTCTTCGATTGGCTTACGTCCGGGTTCGACAAAGTCGCGAGCATGGGGCGCGCGGTCGCCGGTATTTTCGGGGGCGGCAAGAGCGCGCCGGCGTTGACGCCGAGCCCGGCGACCGCCGCAACCGTGGCCGGCGCGGGCGGGGCGCAGACGATTAGTCAAAAAACGGATATCCACGTGCACGGGGTCAAGGACGCCGAGGGCGCGGCGCGGGCCACGGCAAGCGCGCAACGCGGCGTAAATGCCGACCTCGCACGCAATGCGAAAGGGGCCGCGCGATGACGATCACGGCGACGCCGGAACCGGTCACGATTCGCCCGGCGCGCAAAATCGGCGCGTTCTCGGCGACGGTCACGATTGAGGAAATCGCAACCGACGACCTCGAAATTACCCGGCACCCGGTACAACAAGGCGCGGAAATTTCCGACCACGCGTTTCTGAAGCCGGCGTTTCTGCAAATGCGGTTCGCGTGCGACGACTCCGAGCGCCCGCTCTCCGAGACGTACGACGCGTTGCTCAAGCTGCAGGCGTCGCGCGAGCCGTTCGACGTCGTGACCGGCAAGCGGATTTACCGGAATATGCTGTTCGCGTCGCTCATGAACACGACCGACCGGGAAAGCGAGAACGTGCTAGCCGTGTCGGCCGAGCTGCGCGAGGTCATTATCGTGCGCTCGCAGATTGCAACCGTACCGCCTCGGGCACGCCAGAAGAACCCCGGCGCAACCGGCGGCACGGATAACGCCGGCGCGAAGAAGGCGCAGCCGAGCGACAAGGAAAAACCGAAATCGGCGCTTCGTGCGCTCGCGGGGTAACACATGGCCGAGCAACTATTCCGAATCCCGCTCGAACCCGTGCCGCAACGATTCGAGATTGATCTAGCCGGCGTGCCGTACCTCGTCGCGGCGCGCTGGAACGACGCACCTGAGGGCGGTTGGTTCCTCGACCTGTACGACGCCGAGGGCGAACCGCTCGCGATGGGCTGCCCTCTCGTGACCGGCGCGAACCTGCTCGAACAACTCGCGCACCTCGGCATTCCCGGCGTGCTCGCCATCGTGACCGACGGCGACGAGGACGCCCCGCCCACGCTTGGCAACTTGGGCGGCGAGTCGAACCTCTACTATCTCGTTACGCAATGAGTGCGCTACTGTTCGGGCGCAAGGTCGATCTGATCGTCGCCAACCGGGCCGGCGCGGGACTCAATCTGTCCGGGCTGCGTATCGTGTTCCGCGTGACCAAGGCCGACGCGCAAACGCCCAATACGGCCGAAATCCGGGTCTACAACGTCGCGCGCGACACTGTGCAGCGCATGCAGGACGAGTTCGAAGACGTGACGCTACAAGCCGGCTACGACGAGACGTTCGGCGTTATCTTCCGGGGCAACATCAAGCAAGCCATTTCCGGGCGCGATGGCGTCGACTCGTTCGTCACGATCTACGCCGGCGACGGCGATGCCGCGTATAACTTCGCCATTGTGAACGCCACGCTTGCCGCCGGCGCCGGCCCGAATGAGCAAATTCGCGCCGCCCTCGGGTCTATGGCCGGCAACGGCGTCGGGGCCGGCTACGTGCCCGACCTCGGCGGGCGGCGTCTTCCGCGCGGCAAAGTCTTATACGGCATGGCCCGCGACGTCTTGCGCCAGAACGCCGAGTCGACCGGGGCAACGTGGTCGATTCAGGATGGCCGCGTTCAATTCCTCCCGCGTACCGGACTCCTTCCGTCGCAAGCGGTCGTTTTGAACAGTAAAACCGGCCTCGTCGGGCAACCCGAGCAAACGACGGACGGAATCAAGTTCCGGGCGCTGCTCAATCCGCTGTTGCGGATCGGTGCGCGCGTCATGATCGACGAGGCCGACGTCGCGCGGGCCAAGATCGACCCGAGCGGCAAAGACAAGCCGGCGAACAAGCCCGCCGACGTTTCACGGGACGGCGTCTACCGACTGTTGGCCGTCGAGTACGTGGGCGACACGCACGGACAAGACTGGTACGCCGACGGCGTCGCGCTCGACGTCGATGCAACCGCGCCGAAGGGCAAAGAGGTCAAGAGCACATGAACCGCGCCGAGCTGTTGAACGATAACGAAGAGTCGTTGCGCCTTGCGATCGAAGGCGCGCAGGCGCGCATTTGGGCCGCCTTGCCGGGCGTCGTCGTGTCGGCCGACCTCGCCGCGCAAACCTGCACCGTGCAGCCGACGATACAAGGCGAAACGGCCGGTCCGGACGGCGCGACGCGGGCGGTAAATCTCCCGCTGCTGGTCGACGTGCCGATCGTTTTTCCGCGCGCCGGCGGGTTCGCGATCACGCTGCCGCTCAAGGCCGGCGACGAGGTGCTCGTCGTGTTCGCCTCGCGTTGTATTGACGCGTGGTGGCAGTCCGGGGGCGTGCAACCGCCGGCCGAGTTCCGCATGCACGACCTGTCGGACGGATTCGCCATTCCCGGCCCGACGTCGCAACCGCGCAAGCTGGCGAACGTGTCGGCCACGGCGGCGCAGCTGCGCAACGAAGCCGGGACCGCCTATATCGAGTTGACCGACTCGGGCGCGTGCAATATCGTCTCGGCCAGCCTGACGCACAACGGCAAGAACATCGGTGCCGATCACAAGCACGGCGGCGTACAGGCTGGCGGCAGTCAAACGGGGGGACCGGTATGAGGTATCGACAATTGGACGCCAACGGCGACCGCGTGTTCGGTCGCGGGCAAAAGGACTTTTACCGCGACACGCCCGAGGCCGTCGCGCAAGCCGTCGTGACCCGGCTTCGTCTGTGGCTCGGCGAGTGGTTCCTCGATACCGAAGAGGGCACGCCGTGGCAAGCGGCCGGCCTCGGTGCGGGGCGCCTCGTGACCGTCGACCCGATGATCCGCGAGCGCATCCTCGAAACCGAGGGCGTTGTTTCGATCGACGCCTATTCGTCGAGCTATGACGCAAGCGCGCGCAAGGTTACAATTGCCGCAACCATTTCCACGCGGTACGGTCAAGCGGTATTGAACGAGGTTTTATAAAATGTCAATTTCGAATCTTGTTCGGCTCGACGCAACCGGGTTCCATTACCCGGATTACCCAACCGTGCTCGAATGGTACCGGGCGCAGTATCGCAGCATTTACGGTGAGGACGTCTATCTCGAACCGGATAGTCAAGACGGCCAATGGCTCGCAATCGAGGCGCGCGCCGCGCATGATCTGATGGCGCTTTGTGCGTCGGTCGTCAACGCATTCTCGCCGGCCACGGCGCAAGGCGTCGGGCTGTCCCGCGTCGTCAAAACCAACGGCATCAAGCGCCGGTCGGCCACGTACTCGACCGCCTCGTTGACCCTCGTCGGCCAAGTCGGAACCGTGATTACGAACGGCCAAGCGCGCGACACGCTCGGGCAAAAGTGGCGCCTGCCTGCCGAGGTCGTCATCCCGTCGGCCGGACAGATCACGGTTACGGCGACAGCCGAGGCAATCGGCGCGGTTGGCGCGGCGCCGGGTTCGATCAACGAAATCGCCACGCCAACGCGCGGTTGGCAAAGCGTGACCAACGCGGCGGCCGCCGTCGAGGGCGTGCCGGTCGAGACTGATGCAGAGCTGCGCCGCCGTCAAAGCGTCTCGACGTCGCTGCCGGCTACTACGCCGCTCGGCGCGTTGCATGGCGCGCTCGCCAATCTGGACGGCGTGTCTCGCGTGCGCATGTACGAAAACGCGACCGGGGCAACCGACGCCGACGGCATCCCGGCGAAGAGTATTTGCGCCGTCGTCGAGGGCGGCGACCTCGACGCCATCGCGGCCACGATCGGCCAGAAGAAGACGCCCGGCGCCAATACGCACGGGGCGACGTCGCGCACGTACCGCGACCCCCGGACCGGCATTGCGTACGTCATCAAATTTTTCGAGCTGGCCGAGGACGTGGTCGACGTCGTCATCAACGGCACGGCGCTACCCGGCTACACGACCAAAACGGCCGAAGCGATCCGGGCCGAGGTCGCCGACTACATCAACGCGCACGAAATCGGCGAAGACGTCGAATACACGGGTATTTGGGCGCCGGCTTACCTCAACGGCCCGGCGCGCCTGCAACCGTACCGCGTCGACTCGATCACGCTTGCGGGCGGCACGTCCGACCTCGCTATCGCGTTCAACCGCGCGGCGAAATGCGCGCCGGCTAACGTGACCGTCAATATCGTATGAGCAAATACCTAGCCCTCGTCCCGTCGGCCAACCGCCAGCAACCGCGCTTTACCGCGTCGTTGTCGGCCGCGCTGGCGCCGCTGCTCGACGTTATGAGCGTCGCGGCGTCGCTGCCGGCGGCGTTCGACATTGACGAGGCCGTCGGCGTCCAGCTCGACGCGGTCGGCGTACGCGTGGGGCTGTCGCGCCGGCTCGGCGTGCCGATCGAGGGCGTGTACTTTGCGCTCGACGTGGACGGCGTAGGGCTCGATGAGGGCGTTTGGTTGGGGCCAAACGACCCAACTGAGGCGCTCGCGGCGCTGGACGACGGCACGTATCGGCTTTTCTTGCGGCTCAAGGTACAGGCGAACACGTGGTCGGGTTCGCTCGAAGACGCGCAACGCATGCTGCAGGCCGCGGCGCCGCCCGGGTCGGCCGTATTCGTGCAAGACAATTTTGATATGTCGATGACAGTAGGCGTGTCGGGCGTCGTGCCGAGCCGGCTGTTTATCAAACTGCTCGAACAGGCTAACGAATGGCTGCGCCCGGCGGCGGTCGACTCGTCCGTCGTGATTGTGACGAGCACGAGTGGGGCGCCAATTTTCGGGCTCGATTCCGATAACGACTATCTCGGCGGGCTTGACCGCGGGGCGTGGGCGGTAACATACTGACACCATTGACAGGGGGCAACCATGCCAGCAAATGATTTTAAGGCGCTCGCCACGGCGGCCGGCGCAAACGTGCTCACGCAGGCGCAATATGAGGCGCTCGCCAATACGCTGATCGCCAACGGGTTTCAATCTGGGGTCGTGCCGTCGGACGCGTTTAATAAAGTGCTGCGGCAAGCGTCGTTCGTGGCCGCCGCATTGGCACAATTCACCGCCGACAATCAAGCCGCCGACGTGCTCGACGACGGCAACCTCGCGGGGTTCGCCGCTAAATTCCTCGCCGCGCTCAACGGCTCGGCGGGGGTGACGCCGGCGCAGTTTGACAACTCGACCAAACGGGCGACAACGGCCTTTGTGCAAAGGGCACTCGGCAACCTGTCGGGTTTCATCGATATTGCGGGGGATGGGTCGGTCGCGGTAGGCGACGCGGGGAAGGCCGTTTTCCTCACGGGGGCTGTGGCGCAAACCGTCACACTGCCGCCCGTTGCTGCTGTCGTCCCCGGCGCGGCGTTTCACTTCTACAACGGTACGAACTTTAACAAAACGATCCAAGCGAACGCGTCGGAACAGATCATCAATCCGGTTTCGCAAGGGAACACGTTCACGTTGCGGAATAGCGAGACGCTTACGCTCGTCATGCGCAACGGCGCGTGGTACGCAATCGGCGGGACTGCAGTCTCGCGGTTCACGGGTGGGTTTAACGCGTCTCACGCGGCAAACGGCTTTCAACGCCTGCCGAGCGGGTTGATTGAGCAATGGGGTACGTTTAGCGCGAGCGTGGGCTCTACGTCGCCGTCGTCCCAAGTCGTGAATTTCCCAATCCAGTTCCCGAACAACTGTTACGGCGTCGTGGGAACTTTCGCCTCGGGCATCGGCGAAGGGCATCTGTCGTACACATGTGAGGGGGCGAACGTATCCTCGTTCACGCTTCGCGCAATTAAGGGCTCGGGCGGCGTTACGGCGCTTTCGTTCCGCTACCGGTGTCTCGGGGATTAACAAAGGGCTAGGCTATGAAAACACGTTATTCACCGTCCGAGCGGACTTTCTACCCATTCGAATTCGAGTATCGCGATTTGCCCGACGACGTGGTAGAGATTCCGATCGAGGCGTACCACGCCGCGATGAACCGCCCCGCCGGAACCGAGTTCCGTATCGTCGACGGCGAGGTCGAAATCTACACCCCCGAGCCGCCGGAACCCGGCGTACCGCAACGCGTCACGATGCGGCAAGCCCGGCAAGCCCTCATTCTCGCCGGGCTTGACCAAGCCGTCGAGGACGCAATCGACAGCCTGCCGGAACCGCATAACAAGCTGGCGCGGGCTGAATGGGAATACTCGCAAACGGTCGAGCGCGACCGGCCGTTCGTGCAAATGCTCGCCCCGGCGCTCGGCCTTGACGATGCGGCGCTCGACGCGCTGTTCGTTCACGCGGCGAGCCTGTAATGCTGTTCGCGTTCTATTGCGGCCGAGCCCGGTTTTTTAATCGCTTCGTGTCATGGTGGACGCGCGGCCCGTACTCGCACGCCGAGGCCATACTCCCCGGCTTTGCCGATCTGCGCAAGCCGGTTCTATGCGGCTCGTCGTCGTTCATGGACGGCGGCGTGCGGCTAAAGGTTATCGACCTCAACCCGGCGCACTGGCACATCCTCGACGTTCCGGGCGTCGACGCGCTGCACGTGCTCGACGGGCTGCATAGGCTCAAGGGCGCGCCGTACGACCTGCCCGGGCTGTTGAGCACGTCGTTTCCGCTCGTGCCGCACTCGGCGCGCGGGTATTTTTGCAATGAGGTGTTGGGCGAGCTGATCGGCTTGCGCGATCCGTGGCGATTGACCCCGACCGGCTTTGCACGCGTGCTCGAACTGCTGCCGGGCTCGCGTTGGCTCACTTGGAAGGAAATAGGAAAATGAAAATCGCGATCGACTACGCCGCCGCATGGCTGCTTCTGTGGCTTTTTTACCTCGCCGTAATGGCCCTGAAAAACGCGCGCAATCGCGGCACGCTGACGCCGATTGGAAAAGCGTTCGGGTACCCGGTCCTATTCGTCGGCCTCGCGCTCAACGTGGCGGCCAACCTCACGCTGTACAGCGTGCTCCTATTGGAGCTGCCCAAGCGCGGGGAATGGCTCGTATCGCAGCGCACGAAACGCCATTTCCGGCACGGCCACGGGTGGCGGCAAAAGGTCGCCGCGTTCATCGCCGTGCATTTCCTAAATCCGTTCGACCCCGCCGGGACGCACGTCTAAAACGTCTCCACCCCTTCGCCCCGCCTCGTGCGGGGCTTTTTTTTTGTTGCTTGTCAATAGGAATCGGGCGTTATAATGCGGAAAATCAATAACCGCGAGCGCCGGCCATGTCCCTGAAATTTGATACGACCATCAACGTGGGGCACGTCGTTTCGGTCGTCATGTTGTGCGCCGCCGTCGTGGTCGGCTGGAACACGCTCGATAAGCGCGTTTTGGAGCTTGAAGTCCGCGCCCGGAATCAAGAGCAACGCGACGCCGCGCAGGACCAATACATTCGCGAAGCCGTAAGCGACACGAAACGCGCCATTGAGCGGATCGCCGACCGACTCGAACGCAACTTGCCACGGGGGGCACTGTGAAATCCTATCGAACTTGGCTGCTGTACCTCTTCCCGCTGGCCGTGCTGGCCTATCTGTTCCACACTGACCCCGACGGCGGGCTTGCTACCCGCGACATGCTGACCGGCCTTGTTTCGGTTTGCGTGGCCGTGGTCGTCGCGCACTTCGCGCGGAAATCCATTTTCGACTACCTCAAAATGCAACGCGTGTTCGAGGCGGCCATGAGGTCGCCGACCGGCGCCGGGCTCGTGTTCCTCGGCGTGTGCCTCGTGCTCGGGGCGTTGCTGCTCGTGGCGGCCCCACGCGCCCACGCGCAGGACGTGCGTACGTACGTACCCGCCGGCGCGCACGAGTACGCGTTGACGCTCAAGGCCGAACAAATGCGGCTTTGGCCGACGCACCCCCGGCCCGCCATGCTTGGCGCGCTGGTCGAGCTTGAATCGTGCATAACGCTACGGCATAGCCGCTGCTGGAACCCGAGTTCTCGGCTACGCACGTCGCGCGAAGAGGGCGCCGGCATGGGCCAATTGACCCGGGCGTTTCATCCCGATGGCTCGATCCGGTTCGACGCGCTGGCCGATGCGCGCGGGCTCGACCCGTCGTTGCGTGAGCTGTCGTGGTCGACGATCTATCAACGCCCGGACCTGCAATTGCGGACTATGGTCGCCATGAACCGCGATTGCTTCCGCCGTGTCGCGCGCATGGTCGACGACCCGCTCGTCGTGCTGGAGTTTTGCGACGCGGCCTACAACGGCGGGTACGCCGGCATGCAGCGCGAGCGCCGCGCGTGCGGGCTGCGCGCCGGTTGCGATCCTGACCGATGGTTCGGCCACGTTGAACGCGTGTGCCTCAAGTCGTCGGCCGTCATGCCGGGTTACGGCCGCTCGCCGTGTGAAATCAACCGGCATCACGTGCATGAGGTCGCGGTCGTACGATGGCCGAAATACGTTCCGTTGCTCGGGGCGTGATCGTGGCGCCGCTCGTTAAGCTGGTCGGCCTGCTCGGGCTTTGCGCCGCGGCCGTCATCGGGTACAAGATCGTCGAGGCGCGGGCGTATGGCGCGGGGTACGAGGCGGCCACGAGTGCGGCCAACGCCGAGGCCGAGCGTGTCGGGCGGGAGCACGCGCAAGCCCTCGCCGACGCGACCGCCGACGCGCTGGCACGCGAGCGCGCCATCCGTGACGAGTTCGCCGAACGCGCCGAGCAATGGCGCAAAGAGGAATCCGATTATGAAAAACGCATTGCTCGTCTTACTGCTGCCGCTCGTGCTGGCGATATCCGGTTGCGCGTCCCCGTCGACCTCAGTACGGCATGTGCAAGCGCCCCGGGCGCAGATACCGCCGCTGCCGCCGGAACTGGCCGGGAAGAGGGAGCCGACGTCCTGCCGTCAGTTGCTGCAGACCTTATCCGCATCGCCGCGGATAGTGCGCGAGACGTGCGAGACTTCAACCGGCTCCGAGAACTCTACGAAGTAGCGCGCGAGACGTGCCGATGATGTGGCAATCGCTGCTCTTTGCGTTTTGGCTAGAAACGTGGCGGCGCCTTGCGGGTAATGCGGTTCCCCGCCCGCCCGATACCCCGCGTCAAACTCGGCCAGCGCCGCCCGCGCCGACTCAATCGTCCAGCCGCCGCTCACGGTAGGCAATCCAAGAAAACGCGGTACGCCGCCCGCATCGCCTCGACGTCGCTGCCCGTGCGCTCTCGGGCGGCGCGGTGCGCGCGTGACATATCCCGGGCGAGCCCCTCGGGCAACTCGGCCGGCACGTGGGCGGCGGTCGTCGGCACGATGCGGAACGCAAGCCGGTTGCCCGCGCTGCCGTCGTGAGGCGTGAGGATCGGCTCGCGTTTCTCCGCGCGGCGCTCGGCCAGCGTGGCCGCCCGTGCGGCGCCCTTGTGGCATTCTGGCGGGTCCGGGTCGTTGACGTCCCATTGACGGCCGCACGGGCACATCATTTGATCGTTGTACTGCCGAGCGTGGCAAGTCATGGTCCCCCCGTGTTCAA